TATGTTAGATTTTACAAACATATTATTAATTAAATAATATAATAATATATATTTTTTTTATTATAATAAATTAATTTTAATAAATTATTTATAATAAGTTATTTACAAATTTAATCATACGATTAAATTCCAACGATGTTATGCTATGTTCTTCTTCCAATGATTTAATATAATCTTCACGATTATCTTCTTCTTTATTTATCATATAAAATAACGAAAATAAGTCATTTTTATCTAACATTAATGTTTCACACATATTTTGTAAAAATAACATATTACTATATTCATTCGAATATTTTGTTAAAATTTTTGTAAATTCTATTTCTTGTTTATCTAATATTTCCTTTTTTTTACATATGATATTATTTTTATTTTTATGAAAAATATGATTGGTAGAAAATGTTTTCATTATTGAACTCATTTCATTAAATTGCCATATTTGTTTTTGAAATGTTACACGATCAATGTAATCAGCAAAACAAATTATATTCAACATATTCAAATATATTTTTATAAATTCAATATTTGTATTTTTTATTTGATTAATTATATTTTCATGCCATAATAAAGCAATGATTGTTCTATCATTATCATTCATTATACTATTATGTTTAATAATTGGTTGTTTTTTTTGAAATAATTCATATATTGTTTGCTTAGCATCTTGTTGATATGTTTTAGATGAAAATATAATATTATTTTGTTTTGTATTTTTTTTTCGGGTATGATTATGATTATGATTATTTTGCTTCAATATTAATGAGCAAAACATTTGTACCTTTCTAAGATCATTTTGTGATGATTGTAAAATATTTTCTACAGTTTTTTCATCAAATAATTTATTATCATAATATTTTGTAATAATTATTTTAATTTGCTCATTTGTAGGTTTTGTAATATAATAATTTGGACATACTTTCATCAATTCTTTTATTTTTTTATCGATTTTAGAGTTACCAATACAAATAATGGGATTATTAATAGATTCTTCTTGTTTTTGTTTTTTCGTTTTTTTTGCTCGAATTAATTTAATTAAATTACTAATGCCACTTTTTTCTCCACTACTCATACCATCTATTTCATCCATTACTATTACAATATTTTTCTTTTCTTTTTTAAATAATGACATTACGTTATGATTGGACATATTTTGTTTTGATATTGCTTCCATTACATTTTTATTTCTAACATCACTTGCATTATACCAAATACTGTCATAATCGATTTCTTTTAAAATATTTTTAATCATTTCTGTTTTTCCAACACCAGTATCACCATAAATGTATATACCTTTTGTTTTTGTAATATCATTTTTTATATTATTAAAATTTAACAAAAAATCTTTTATTTTATTATAAATCTCCTCCCTATTTAATTCTTTATAATAATTCATATATTTGTTATTATATTATTATAGTTGTTTTTTTTATGTATATTATTAACTAATTTAATAATAATAATAAATCTAAACATTTTGTAGAGTCATATTTATTAATACTTTGTTTTATATAATCATATAAATTAGTATAAATTTTATTTTTGTATTTTATTTTTTTATTTTTTTTTAAAAAATCATAATCAATTATTGAAATATAGTTTTTAAATAAATAATAACTTTTTTTGCGTAAAATAAATTGAATGTAATCCAAATGTTTTTTAAAAGTATTTAATTTTCTATTAATATAAAAGAAATAATTATATTCATAATGAGATTTGTTTATTAACATAATATTATGATTTAGTTTAAATAATTGTAATAAATTATCATTTGTATTTTCATATTCAATGTCTGTAAAATCAGGTTTTTCATAATCAGTAAAATCAATAATAATATTTTTAATTTCAAATGGTAACTTTTCTATTAATTCATATATATTCATAATGGTTTTATATATTGTTCTTTTAATTTATTAATACAATCAAAACAAATATAATTATAACATTTATATATTCTTGGAAAAGGAAAATTATCATCAAATATTGACTTGTAATATGTTGTTGTTACATTAGTTAAAACATTATTGTATAATACTTCTTTGTTACATTCATCACAATTAATTAATATATATTTTACAATTTTTCTTTTTAATTCATCTGGTAAACTAGCAAAAATCATTATATTATATTTAAAAATATAATAATTTAATATATAAAATGAATATCCTTTATACACACTAAATAATTAAGCTGATTGAACATTATTGCAAATATCATTATTATTAGTTACACCATCCCATGTTAAATTACATGCTTTTGTCCATATTTTTTTTCTACAATCACCGTACGCTCCTGTCCATTTATCATCAGTAAAACGAGCCCATCTTCCACAATTTCCTATATTATTTTTATTGTAACAAATAGGTCTTCCTCTATTCCAACGTGGTGTTTGTTTTTCCCAATAATCTGGGCAATCAGCAACAGCTGGAGGCCATGTTGCTTCTTTTTTGTTATTATTTAAAATCATTGCAATAAATATTAAAGCTATTATTAATAATACAACTGCTATTATTGAAATTGTAGTTTTGTAATCCATGTATATATATATTCAATATTTTTTCATTATTTTTATTTTTAAATAATTGATTTAAATTAATTAGATTTTAATTTATTTATGATATTTTTTTTTACTTAATAAATATATAATGAATTTTAATTTTTTAGAACTAAATAATGATAATAATTTTCATGAAAGTGAATTAAAGAATTTAACCGATAAAAGAAAACAAATAATTGAACAACCAAATCAAGAATTATTATTTCAAATGCAAGATAAAATACCAAATGATTCTAAAAGTTTTAATGATGCTATGAGAGGTAATTTATATGATACCCCTTTAAGTATAGCATTTTTTAGTGCTGAAAATCAAGAAATATTACAAAACGGTATTCGTAAAGGAGTGTATGATATGTCTCAACAAGAATATATTATTGATAGACAAGATCCTGATTCACTTAAAATGATTATGCGAAGTATATTTTTAGAACATTCAGTTAATAAGCCAACAAATATTACTGAACAAATCGTTACATTAAATACACTTGTATTACATTACGCAATCCCTAAAGTTTTTGGACAAGTACAATCATATAAAAAATATAGACGTGATATTGATAATTTGCCAACACCAATAAATCGTCCTATTTCAACAAAAGAATCAAAACAAGTTAAATTTTCTTTTTTTTAAAAATTGATTTTTAGATTGTTTTTAATTTTTTATTAAATTAAAAACAATGACAATTTGCTGTATGTTTAGAGATAAAGAACCAGAAAATATTGTAAAAGTAAATGATGTTGAAATAAAAGAAACTAATTGTAGTTGTATGATGTTATGTTTTCCATGTTTATTTACATGGGGTTTACTTGAAACATGTTGTAAAGCAAGTGTATTGTGTTGTTGTTCAATTATATGTTGTGATTTTGAAAATATGCAAAAAAAAAGAGATATAATTCAAATAGAAGATATAAGACAAATGGAAGATATAAGACAAATAGAAGAAGTAACAATAACGCAAATAGAAAATAAAAGACAAATAGAACGATATGATATAGAAGAATAAAAGAATATTTATAATTATTTTACAATTTTAACAATGGTATAATTTAAATGATTTGATTTATGCATATTGTACATTTGTATACAGCTATTCAAATGTTTTTTCATCATTTCATTATCAATATTTGTATTTAATAATTTACTTGCTTTTTCTTTTGAATATTTCATACCTGGTAATATGTGTGACGTAACATTTTGTATATTAATTTCTTTAAAATTTAAATGATTAAAATCGTTGATATTTATAAAACTAGGGATTGCCATACCGTCTTTAATAATATTTAAATTTTCTAATATTTCACTTGGTATATGTTCGTTTTTTATATTTTCAAAATAATCAAACACAATTAAACTGCCACCTGGATTTAACATATCTAAACCATATTGAATTGTAGTTTTTTTATAGTTAGCATGACATATGCTTTCAATAAAATATATAATATCATATTTTTCATTTATATTGTAAGTATTGATATTATAACAACAATTATTAAAATTACCGAAAAACACTTTACAATTTTTGTCATTATTATTATTATTTATTATATTTTGAGTACATAATATTTGTGTATCTGTAAGTGTAATGCCATGAATAACACTATTTTTAAAATGGTTAGATAAATGTAACATAGTTCCACCGTAACCACACCCAGCATCCAATATTTTTATTTTACTATTTTTATTTACATTTATTTTTTCAATTAATATATCATTTAATTTTTTTTTACTTAAATCATAATCATTACGTGTGTTTTCTAAACTGTTTATAGAAGGATCAATATAAAATCCATAATGACACGCACTAGATATATTATTATGACCATTTCTAAAACGTTCATCCCAACAATTTTCATAATAATCAAATACAGATTTTAAATTATTCATTTATCTTAATAGTATAACAATATTTAATATTAATTATTTAAATATTTTTCACCTTATTTTTACATATTCTAGTTTTTCACTTACGTTATTTTTTTATTAACATTATTTATAATTTTTTACAAGTAAAAATTATATGTGAATATATTATAATAATGAATAATACAAGAAAAAATGGAAACAAACAACAAAATAAAACTATCCGTGGAATTCTTAAAACATCTCTAGGGTCGATATGGTCTAGATTAAAGAAAGGAATTCGTCGTCCAGAAAGTGTAAGTTCCACAGATGCAACTAATATTAAGAATAAAAATGTAGGTTCCACAGATGCAACTAATGTTAAGAATGAAAGTGTAGGTTCCACAGATGCAACTAATATTAAGAATAAAAATGTAGGTTCCACAGATGCAACTAATGTTAAGAATGAAAGTGTAGGTTCCACAGATGCAACTAATCCTAATATTTCAATAAAAGACTTTATACACAACAAATTAAAATTATTGACAGAAGACAATGAATATGTAAAACTGGAATCATATAAAAAAAAAGAATTTTCAGAACAATTAGACACTGTAAAAGAAAAATATGAAAATGATAAATCAAAAGATAAAGAAATAAATTTATACATTGGTTATTGTGGGGTTGTCCAAAGTATTATAGGAAATCAGTTACGTATTATTGAATATTCATTATATAATGATGATAATATAATTAATGTATTAAGGAAAGTTCATCCTGAATTCGACATAATAGTAAACAAAATAATTGAAGATAAAAAAAAAGATATGCTAAGAGAAAAAGATAAAAGACGGAAAAGATGGAAGGAAAGAAGAAATAAAGAATATCATACAAATAACAATAATAACAATAATAACAATAATAACAATAATAACGAAATTAATTTAACTGAATCTATGAGAAAGAACGCAATTGAGAAATTTATAAAATTAGACGAAGCGAAACAAGAAAAAGTAACAAATCTAGAGAAACTTAACGATGAAGAAAAACAATATTACGAAAATTATAAAAAAGAAATTGAAGTTTTGGAAAAATTAAAACAAGAATCCTATCTTCTTTCTGATATTATACATTACTTTGAATATCCTGAAAGATTCAAAGGTGGTGGTTTAAAACATAATCATAAGAATAAAAAATATACAAAAAAGAGAATTTTAAAAAAATTAAAAACCAAAACCAAACGAAAGGGTAAATCTAATACAAAAAAGTTAAAAATAAGAAAATAATAAAAATTCATTTTGATGTAGTAATATTTTGATGTAGTAATATATTTTTCTTTTACATTATAATATATTTCTACATTCTACCTGATCTCAATTTGCTACGTTTTGGATTTGAATATTTAAAAGTATTCATATTAATAAATACATAAAATAATTTTTTATGTATTTTTTTATTACGTTAATATTAATTATTTAAATATTTTTCACCTTATTTTTTACATGATAATTCAAACTCACTACAATGTTTACAATGTTCATAAATTTTGTATTTATTTTGACATATGATACAAATTTTAAATAAATTTTGCATTTTTTCATTTTTATGTTTTTCACAGTATGCCGGTATATATAAAAATTTATAATTATATTCAGCATTATCAATACAACCTTTTATACAACAAATAATATTTTCTTCAATAGTATCCATAACATACATTACTTAATTAAAAAAAAATAACATACATAACACGAGTTATGTTATTTTTCTTTCAGGTGTGAATCGAACACACGACAAATGGATATCAAATATATAACAATTACAGTCCACTGCTCTACCCCTGAGCTACTGAAAGTATACTCATTTTATAATAGAAAATATTCTTTAAATAATATTAATTATAATAGCTTTTTTGGTCTTGAAATACCCTTACTGTTTCAGCTTTTGATAAATTACTATTAAAAGATGAATTACTATTAAATGATAAACTATTAGATGATAAACTATTAGATAAATTACTATTAAATGATAAATTACTTTTATTTTTATTTAAATAATTAAATTTTTTTAAATCATTTGAAGACCGTCTATATTGAAAATATAATAATATCAAATAACTAGAATGCATATTTATTTGATATATAAAAAAAATTGAAAATTATTTAAATATATTTTTATCATTATAAATAAATATTCACTTGTAAAAATGAAAGCAATATTGATGATGCGAACATTACGCATGCTTGCAAAAGACAAGACATTGCCTACAAAATGTTGGTCACAATATTATAGAACCACTAACGATATATCATGTGATTGTGTAGATGTTTGTAAATTTAATCCACCTAATGGAGGAATACAAAATGAAATTAAAAAGAAAGATGTAAAATATGATTATAAAAATTATAAAAATATATTTGATGAAGATGAAAAAATGTGTGCTTAAAAAAAATTGATTTAAATAAAAACATTTATTCAAATCAATAAAATAACTAAAGTTAAAAATGAGTATTGGATACGTTATACCGGATTACGAAGTAATTTTTAATGAAATTCTTCCTGAAGTATTGCCTGATGATATAGTAAAAACAATTAAAGATTTTACTTATAATTATGAAGATGTTTTACGTTATCATGGTTATGTTATATGTTATGATTGTGGAAATGTATGGGATGGAAATGCTCAATGCCCATGTTGGCAAGAAGAATGGTGGTATTTTAACGACAATAGGTTTTATGATTATGATAGTCATAATGATAATAGTGATGATGAAAATGATAATGAAAACAACAATTGAAGAAACAACATAAAAATATTATTTAATGATGTCTTGTTTACGTGTTTTTTTAATAGGGTATGTAAGGTAAATATCTTAAATTATTATTTTCATAAATAGTTACATTAAAAACATCATTGTAACCTTCTACATAAACATTATCACCATTATATATATTATCACACCCATATTCGCTGGTACAACTTTTACCATTAATACTAATAGGTAACTTTACAGCATTATGTTTATCATTTGTAGTATAATATTGCCATTTATCTCTATTAGTAATAGAAGGTCTACCAAACAATGGTAATATTGTTTCACGACCAGAATTGCGTGTTAATATACCAACTTGTTGATAATCAGGACTAGGACCTTGTGTTTGAACATTAATAGGTACAGCAATACCTCTTCCTGTATTTCTTAAATACGCATTATTTTTCAAAGGAGGAGCATAAGGGTCATGTAATACATCACTTCTATTAAATAATGGTTGCATAACAGAAACTTGTGGAACAGGAGAAGGTCCTTCTTTAATTATGGTAGTAGTATTAGTTTTTGTTTTATTGTTGGAATATAAAATGATATATACAAATAATCCTAATATTATGAACAATATAAACAAAGTAGCATTTTCAAAACAAATTACACCTGGAGGACATTTTTTTGGCATATTCTAATAATATTAGTATTTATTTTAAATTTATTAGATTTAAAATTTATAGAAATTTAGTAATTTCTGTTTCATTACCATAAATAGCTCTAAATAAATTAGTTAATATTAATGCTATTAAAAGTACTTGAATCATATTTTCTGTAAAATGTAATGAAAATATTGAGAATACTACAAATAAAACAATTAAATCAAATTCTTTTTGATGAAGCATTCCTAATACATTTGCTAAAGCAATAAATACGATAAAATATAAGAAAAATTTATTTTTAAACAATTCCATTTATATATTTTATAATTAGATTAGTTTTTTATTCCTATAAAATTATATTTAAAAACAAAATAAATAAAATATATAAATGGAGGCAAAAGAAGAATCCAAGGAAAATGTCACTGAGAATGACACTGTGAAAACAACTAACGAACAAAAAAATGTGTTAGAAATGAAATTGGTTCCTACTGAAAATATTTCAACAGTTGAAAAAATACCAGAAGAAGAACCTGCACCAGAAGAAATCATGCCAGAATTTCCTGTGATTGATAATAAAGAGATTGCAGAAGACGAATTGGAAAAAACAACAATGAAAGCTATTATGAATAATCAAGATAACCAACAAAAAATAATGATGGCTATTACATTTTTATTTGAATTATATCGTGTAATTATGAGTACTCTTTTGGTATTGTTTGTACCACAACAATGTGATGAAGGTCCTTGTAGTGTAAGTGATAAAACAAGTCCACAAGATCAATTTGAAGCTTTTACATTAATATTTAATTTTATTACATTTTCAAGTTTTCTTGTAATGTATATTTTAGAAAGTAAAAGAGAATTACATTTAATCAATTATTTAGATATTAATCGTTTTAAACCACGTGATAATGAATCTGTAGGAAATGAATTAGATAATTTATCTTTGACAAGACGTAATCGTATTGAAGTAAGTGAATTGAATTATCAATATTCTTCATATTTGAATATGGTTTTATTTTTATTAAATAGTTTATTTAGTGCAATAGTTGTATTTAATTCATTTTTAGATAGTAAAACAATTACTGTATTTTTAACAAATATTTTATTTATGACAAGTAAATTGTATGATGTATATAATACAGTTAATACTAAACCATATGTATTCCTTTCTGCATATTTAACAAGAAAAATTCAATATAATGATATTGATCCAGATAAACGTGAAAAAAATAAAGTTTAGATAAAAAATTAATAATTATATAATATTATATTGTAATATTGTATGACTAGTTCAACATCTTTAAAGAATCGCAATAAAAAGAACAATGATAAGATTGCAAAACTTAAAAAAAAGCGAAAAGCTATTTCTAATAAAAAAAAAGGTGGTAATAATGGCAACAAGGAAGAAACTCCAATATCTTCAACACCAGTAAAAGCTACTGATTTTCAAAATATGGCAAAAAAATTGGAAGAAATAGCAGAAAAAACAAAAAAAAATATTAAAGATACTATTAACAATATCGAAAAATCTAATAATAATAGTACAGACACACCACAACAAAGAACTGTAGAAAATGAAGAAATAATACAAGAAGGTATACGAAAAGAGAAAGAACAAAATGAAAGTTTACCTGAAACAGGTGTAAATAAAGAACAAGGTAACGGTAATCAAGAACAAGGTAACGGTAATCAAGAACAAGGTAATGGTAATCAAAATCAAGGTAATGGTAATCAAAATCAAGGTAATGGTAATCAAGAACAAGGTAATGGTAATCAAGAACAAGGTAATGGTAATCAAAATCAAGGTAATGGTAATCAAGAACAAGGTAATGGTAATCAA